TGGCGTTGAACGTGGTCCACGTCGTGCCATCAAAGTGCAGCACGTAATCGCCTGCGTCGTTGCAGACCAGCATGTGGTCGCCAGCCTGATTGGCGAGTTGCGAAGCCACGTAGTTGCCGGACAGCTGTCCGGTCTTGATCGAAACCGGCGTCGACGCCGTGACGTCGTACAGCTTGGTGGCGTTGCCTGCATACATGCGCTGCTGCGCGCCACTGATGAAAGTGAACATCGAGATCACGGGCGTGGTCTCTGGCAGCACTGCCCACGTCTTGGTGCCGCCGCGCAGCTTGATGCCCTTCATGGTCGGCATCCAGTTGTCGAGCACCAGCGCGCCGCCGGGCTGCATGAAACTCTCATTCTCGTTCAGGATCAGCCCGCGCGTCGGGGCCGGGATCGTCGTGGTCTGCAGCTGCTGCGCGACCTGCGGCGGCACGGCCTGTCGGCGAAAACCGCTGTATGCGGCGACGTTCATGGCGTCGGCACCGGGAACGGATACGCCGTACGGCCTTGCGACATCGGTCGGCGGCCGACGATGATCGGGGCCGGGCTGTCATGCCCCATCGCGATCGACAACGCGTCGGCGTAGGTGCCCATATCCTCGGCGTAACTGGTTCCCTTGTTTGCTTTCCATTGCCACACCATGCCGAGCTTCAGCAACCGCTCGTCGAGCCGGAAGCTGTCGGTGTCGGCGAGGAAGCTGTCGCCGTTGCCGCCGCTGTTCAGCTTGACGCAGTTCTTTTCGAGATACGGAAAGTAGGCGGTGATACCGACAGCAAGCACCGGCGCGATCAGCATCTGGCCGCCGATCATCGTCCACTCGCCAGCGGGGTCGTAGATGTTACGCGCGCGGCGGTTCAGCCACTCGTCGGTGTCGGGGACAAAGCGCATCGGGTACAGCGTCTGCGTCGAACGCCAGACATTGCCGGTCAGCAGCATGCGCTTGTAATCGGCAGGGAGGTTGAAGCCGGTCGCGACGCCGTCACCGGTGTAGGTTTGGGTCTTGCGAAACAGCGTCCAGTCGCGGGTGTCGTAAGAGATGCGCTGCGCCATTTCATTGGCGAGGCTGAGCATCTCCTGCATGGTGCGGTTCGCCGTAATGTTGGTGGTGATGGACGTCGGCAAGGTAACACCAACCACCGCGCATACATCCTTCACCACCGACAGCAGGGTCATGTCACGCCGCCTTGTTCCAGTCGTTCGCTAGTACGTCGGTCTGGCTCGCCAGCCACGGTACCAGCTTGTCATCCGCCGTCTTCATGTAGATGTAGGGCAGCGACATTTTCGAGTTCGCGTCTGGCGTTTGCAGCGCCAGCCACATGCCTTTTCCGTTCCAACCACTGCGGGAGACCTTTTCACCCGCCTTGAGAATACCGAGCGCCTGTCCGAAATCCATGATTGCCTTCCTTTCTGCGTGATGATGGCGTCACGCCGCCTTGTCCGGCCGCGAGTTGATGGCCATCCGCATCAGGTTCTTGCGGTTGAGCGAGCCGAGTGGGGCCTGACCGGTCTGCGCGGTGATGTACTCGCGCAGCTGGTCGAGCGACATCGCCTCAAACTCGTCGTCGACCGCTTCCTCGGCCGCACGGCGCGCCTGTCGCAGCTTCATGTCCTCCTCCAGCACGGCGTTGCGCGCTTTCAGCGCCTCCAGCTCCGCCAGCATCTGCTTATTCGGCGCGGACGCGCGGCCCTCGTCGATGAAAGCCTTGGCGTTGTTCTTCATTTCACGGCCGCCGGGCCCGAGGTTCTTCAGCTCCGCGCCTTCGATCGCGGCAAGCTGCTCGACGGTGTAGATGTTCTGCGCCCGCAGTTCGGCGCGGCGGCCGTCGGTCAGGAACGGCACCAGATCGAGCGGCGTGCCGCTCTTGGTCTGCGAGACCTTGGCCTTGAACTGCTGGTACTGGTGCCGAAAGCGTTCGGCATAAGTCTGCTTGGTCTGCTCGCCGGTCATGGGGTCGTCGACCCAGCGCGCGAACGCGGTAGCCGGAAACACCTTGACGTCCTTGAAGCCGGGCGCGCGGATCTCGCAGATCTCTTGGTCGTCGTAGATCGGTCGTCCCTCTTTCAGCGACGCCGCGTCGTTCTTGACCGCGAGATGCTTGAACAAGACAACGAGATGATCATCAGGATCGGTAACAGGCATGGGTCGTCCTTCCCTCTTGTGAAACGGTCCGGACCGCCTTCGCGGAAGGAAGGCTACTACCTACACGTCGGCGGCCCGGTGTACTCGGTTGCCCAGCGTTCGGCGTCAGGCAGCCGGGTTGCTGTCGTACATGCGCCAATTAAAGAGCGGGTTTGTCATCGTCAGCTCGCCCATCCAGCCGATAAACTGAGCGATGGCATCCTTGTCGATCGGCATCTGACCTTCACCGTCGAACAGGCGATCGAAGTTACGCGCGGAGTTGTAGCGCAGTCGCAGCGTGTCGGTGTTGATGCCGAAGGTGGTGTTGCTCGGCATGTTGGAGCCGATTCCGCCGTCGAGCACGATCTCCGCGCGCTTGCCGCCGCCGATATATTCGAGCGCACTGAAGCCAAGTTTGCCGAGGCTGGTCTCGTTCTGCTGGCGCTGGATCGCGATCGTCGCGGCGTCGTAGGCCGCGTAATGTTCTGGCGACATGATCAGCAGGTCGGCGTAGTCGCGACCGCGCGAACGCTGCGTCATGATGTAGTTGAGCATCGGCCGGATGGTGGTCGATGAGACCTGCGTCGAGCCTGCAAGGAAGGTGTTGGCGTCGAACGTCGCGGTGCGCCAGATCACCGCCGAGCCGCGGTCGATGCCGCCGTAGATGCCGGTGGTGTTGGCGATCGGGATGGCCGTGGCGAGGCCGGTGATCTGCTTGTTGCCGTTCGCCGTGCCGTCGGAGTAGATGCCCTGATCCATGGCATCTTCCAGCGCCTTCTCGGCGGCGGTGATATAGCTCTCGTAGACGTCCATCAGCTGGCCGTCGCCGCGGTTGTTCAAAATCTCTTGGTAGCTAAGGATGATCGGGATAACGACCATCTTCGGATCGAAGAACGCGTCATTGAACAAATCGATCGCGGGGTTCAGCAACTGGTCATAGCCGCTGTACCATTGCGCGGATTGCTTGCCGACCTGCAGCGTCTGGCGGATCTTCGGGCCTTCGTAGGTCTGCCATAGACCCTTTCGGCGCATGACCGCCAACAAGGCGTTGTTGTTCGAGACGAGATCTTCGTAGCCGCTCGATCGATCTTCGATCGCCATCGAGAGGATCTGTTGGTAGCTGGCATTACTGGTGACGTTGGGCATGGGTTAAGCTCCAAAGGGTTCAGATGTGGCCGTTCAAACGCGCGATGGCGTTTGCAACAGCCGCTCGGGCAGTCGGACTGGCGGTGCGCGGTCGCCTCGAAGTCCCCTGCGTGGGGCCTATCTCGTGGGTGCCGTGTATCGACCGGTCTGCTTCTCGGGTCTGAGCCGATGGGGTGCGCGTCTGAGGCGCGTGGGTGGCCGGGTGGAGCATCTCCGCCCGCCGGTAGGCGGTCTCAAGATCGAACCCGAACTTCAATTCGCGTTCGATCGCGAGACCAAGTTCATCGAAACGCGGATGGCTGTCGGCAAACGTATCGATCCCCGACCGCACCTGCGTGAATTGCTGCGCAGTATGCATCTGCTGCACGGTCTGCTGCAATCCCTCGATCCGGGCGTTGAGCGCCATGATCTGCTGGCTGGCCGCACTCTGCTGATTGCCCATCTGCAGCTGCCGGAGCTGTTCGGGCGACTGCGACAGCACGTGGTAGGCGATGTCGCGCAGGCCGAGCTTCTGGCCGTCGGGCGTGCGCAGGTTCAGATTGTTGACGATGACATCGAGGCCCGCGACCGGATCCGCGCGCAGCTTCTGCTCCATGCCGACGTAGTTGGTCAGGGCCTGCTGCAGCGTGGTGCCGTGCTCGGTCGCCATCTTGTGGAAGTGGCGGATCTTCGACATCTCGTCGAAGTCGTTTTTATAGACGCGGTAAGCCTTTACGAACTCCTCCTGCATCCGGGCCACCTCGCCGCGCACGCTCTCGGGCGTGGCGTGCCACTCCGTCTTGGCGTGCTCGGCCATCCGCGCCGGGGGCGTAGCATAAGGGGCATTTGACGGCAGCCTTTGGACCGTTGGTCCGGTTTGCGGGTTGCTGTGCAAATTTGCATTTTGTGCGCCTGTTTGCACAGTACCCCGCGCAGCTTCCTGCGGCTGGCGCGGCGCGAACCGGCCGCGATCGCGCGGCTGCGCCGACGACGGCACGTCGGCTTCCGCGGGCGGGCGCTTGCGCAGGTCGAGGCGCTCCGGCTTGGTCGGCTCCGGCGGCTGGTTGTGACCGGCTTTTGCGTCGGCGGGAGGGGCGGCCCGTTGGGCCGGTCGATCGGTCTTGGACGGAGGGCTGGACGCACGCTCGAACGCGCGCTGTATGGCGGCCCGGCGTTCCTCGGCCGCCGTCGGCTGCGGCTTGTCGGGGGCCTGTACACCAAGCGGATTTGGCGTCGAAACCGGGTTCGGGTTGATCACGACCTCTGAGGGGTTTTGAGAACCCTGAGGGGTTGCGGCGGGCGGGGCATTATTCGTCGGTACCGACGGGGCGCTGGTGTCTGACATGGTAACATAAATCCTTTTGTTACGGCCTGCTGGACCGTGGCCGGTCGCCTGCCTTGTAGCGCGCGATGGCGCGTTTGATGGCGTTGCGCCGGGCCTCGGCCGTCTCGCGCGTCTGCGACGGCCGCGTCCGCGGCTTCATCTTCTCGTTGCCGACTTCGATCAGGCCGTGGGCGCGCCCGACCGCGCGGTATTCACGCTTGGAGGTATAGAACTTGCCATCGACCTGCTCGACCGGGTCCATGGTGTCGCTGATGACGAAAGGCAGCGGCATGTTTTCGGACCGCCGCTTTTCGTGCCGGGGCTTCCTGACCCGCCACCGGCCGGGCTCGAACTCCTCCAGCTCGATCGTCACTTCGGGTTGCCTCCAGTCGTCGACACCACGACAAACGTCACCGGGATGCCGCCGCCAGCGACCTTGGTCACGGCGATGCCGCGCCCGTTGAGCGCCTCCGTCACCGCCATGCCGCGCAGCGGCACGGTGGCGGTGACGTCGACCACGGGCATGCCGCCACTGGCGACCGTCACAACGGCTGTTGCCATCTCACATCTCCCCGCGCCAGACCCGTTCGAGCATGGCGTAGTCGTGCTCAGCATGGACCGGCAGGCAGCCTAACTTCTGCCAATTAGCGTAATGCCGGTTCACGCAAAAGCGCAGGTAGTAGTACCTGACGTGTCGAATGACCGGCCAACGCATCATTTCTTCCTCATCGAGGCCCGCGCGATCGGCAGGAACTCGAACTCGACCGCGTCGGAGATCTCCGGTCCGTTCTTGATCTGGATCTGCACCGTTGCCGGTTCGGTCCACAGGCTCGGCTTGACGCCGGTCGACAGCCTGCCGTCCTCGCCGAGCGTGGTCGGCTCGTCGTGACCGGCGAAGTGGATCACGCTGTCGTTGAAGAAGTTGTCGCCGCTGACGTAGAGCGTGAAGTCCGGGTCGCCGATCATGCAGTCAAAGGGGTCGTAGCCGGTAATGACCGGCTTCGGCACCTTGACGCCTTCCGGCAGCGGCAGGCTGACCGTCTGCGGCTCGTTGATCGAGGCGGTGTGCGGAAACGGCTGCGGCGTCTCCTCCTTCGGCACAGCCTTGGCCTTGGCGTCGACCTTGGGCGCGTCGTGTTCGTCGTCGTGCTTTTTCGTTGTCATGTGAAGGTCCAATTCTGGGTTG